TTAATGCTTGTTGACTTGCATTTGACTTGCATTACCCAGATAATCGTTAAGTTTGTCCACTGATCTTATTTTAAATTTGGTGTCCAGATGCGTATAAATACCAAGCGTTGTTTTTATGTCTGAGTGCCCAAGCAGATCTTTTGCTGTCAGCACATCCACACCCGCCATATAGAGCATCGTGGCGTATGTGTGCCGCAACCAATGCGCCGTGAAATGGGGGATGGTTAAAAGGCTTGATTTCCCGACTTTTGGAGAACCGAACTTTTTATCAATTTCCCTTAGATAATCATCCCACATAACGCGCCAGGAGCTTTCTGACACAATTTGCCCAGTCGCGGAGGGGAATACCAATAAACTTGATTTAGGCTGATCTGATAAGTAGACCGCCAGAATTTCCGGAATTGATATCACACGCATCCCCGCGTTTGTTTTGGTGGATGCCTTGACGTGCGGAACACCATCATGAAATTCGACCGATTTATTTACCGTTACAGTGCGATCAGCCAAGTTTATATCAGGCCACGTAAGAGCAAGTAATTCGCCGCGCCGCAATCCAGTGTACATCATTATTACGGCCGCAAGCTGCATTTTATGAGGCGTGTTTAATATCCAGCCTTGCTCCTCTTCTGTTAAGGCTCGCCTGTGGCTTTGCGGGGCATTCTTGGGGATAACCACAGCATCAGCAGGGTTATAATCTAAAACGCGATTTGTAATCGCTAAGCGGAATATTTGCGAAGCCGTTAGCTTGATATCGCCTAAAGTCTTTTTTGAGGTAGGCTTACCGGTATGCGGGTTCTCGGCTGCCAGAGCGTCAACGATTTCTTGTATGTCATAGGTTTTAATATCGGATATGCGCAATCCATGCAGATTTTCCAAGCGTTTTATATACCCCTCATAAGACCTGAACTGAGAAAAAGATATATCCGCCTCTTTGTATTTAATCCAGCGTTTTGCCCAGTCCCCGAACGTATCGCGCTCTGCTGTCACGTCGATCCCTTTGCGCAGAGCAAGCTTAACCTGTAGGGCCGCTTCGTCGGCCTCTTTTTGTGTGTTGCCGTACACGGTTTTATATTTTCGTTTACCATCCACCATCCCCAGATATACCTGCACGGCGATCCTTCCATCTGCACGGCGCTTATTTTGCTTTCGAGGCATTTCATCACTCCCAAATTATATGTTTAATAGTTATGCAAAGATAACCTATGATAAAATAGCCCTCCCTTCTATATAACGAAAAAAAACGTCAAATGTTGCACTTGATTGAGAAAATATTTTTTGATTTTGCTTTTTTCTCCGTTTTGTACAAATTGCCTAAAGAATATTCTTGCATGTTTTTTTCGCTTGGTCAAATCGTTTTGACCAAAATTCACAAAATATGTGCTAAAATTTAGTTAGTGGTTACTCTTCACAGTTAGGCGTAAATTAAGGGAAAATTAGCAACAATAGACACGAGGTGTCTATTGTTGTGAAATACAAAGTAACCGTATTGCTAAAGCCATACAGAGAGCAAAACGCAATGACAGTGCGAATGTTGGAAGCAAAGGCAGGAGTAAGCAAGACACAAATCGTCAATATTGAGAATGGAAGCAATCTGCCGACGCTTCCCACCCTATGCAAACTTGCCGCCGCGTTAAAAGTCAACCCGCATGATATGTTGATTTTTGAAACGGAAAAAGATCAAGTTGACGAGCAAGCAAAGGAGTGATAATATATAAACGAACGAATGTTCTGAAACGAGGGCAAAAAGAATAAGGCAGCTTGCACTTTGGCCGGCGCGGCTGCCTTACTCCGATAAAGGGGACGCATAGCGTCTCCGCACCCTCATTATACAGCAGACGGTGGTTAAATGCAATGCGCCGTTTTGAGGCGTGTGTCTATTATTAGGAGGGTTAAAATGGAAGAAAAACTATTGGAAAAGCGAAAGTGTCCGGAAAGCTACATAAGATTAGCCAAAATGATCGGTAAATATGGAAAGCCGGTTCAAGATGTTGCTCTACTTTGCAACGCCATCGAAGTAGGCGGAGATGATAGCGGTCAATCCGTCCAAAAACCTAATTTGGGCATCAGTCAAATCTTGACCTTCCTTAACCAGTCCGCGCTTTAACAGGGACTGATAAATTTGCATTCCCAAATCATCATAATCAACATTATCTGTATCGGATAATTCCGATGCAGATTTTTTTTCTGTTTTATTGAAATTTTCTCTAAACAAATAATAAATATCAACCCCGAGAGCGTCGCAAACTTTTATGACGGTTTGCACAGATGCGCCATCGACTCCGCGTGACAAAACGCCCTTTATTGTTGTGTACGGGATACCTATATCTTTAGCAAACGCCATAACACTACGATAGTTTTTCAAAATTTCGTTTTGTAAATATTCCTCTTTTGTCACTTAAATCACCTCGTTTAAATGATAACACAAAAGAAAGCTAATGTAAACCAAAATCTACTCAATTAAGTAAATTTATTTCGAAAAATGGTTGACATTCTACGTTTTAAGGTCTATAATAAAACCACAATCTACTCAATTAGGTAGGAGGTGATTAAATGCTTTACCCAAATTTAAAAAAAGCTATGGGAATTGAAGGTATAACCAAAACAGATATTTCTAGAGTTTTGCACATTCATTTCAACACGGTAACAGATCGACTTGAAGGGAACACCTCTTCCAAGAAGGAAGATAATTATCAAATCGGGTTCTCCCTTGCGGAGGCGTTCGCAATCCATGAGACACTTCTTAAAAAATATGATTTTAGGTGGCTGTTTTATACGGAAGATGCACAATTCAAAGCGTCATAAAGCAAAGAAAGAGGGAGGCGAAAGTCATGAACCGAACAACTCCATTTAAAAATTGGAATACCGTCCCGGTGTTGTTCGGTCTACATACCGCATCCATTGTGTTTGACACAGCGGAAGAAACGCTGAAAAGACTGGCAGCGAAAGGAGAAGTTCCCGCAAAAAAGATGGGCGGGAAATGGATGTTTGAAAAAACGCGGGTGATGGAGTATTTCGGCATTAAGTCAACTGATGATAGCGAAAGGATCCGAGACTTGGAAAAGGAGGTTGACTATTTACGCCGGATCATCTGCGAATCAATTGAAAGGAGAGATGCAATTTGAAAGGGAAATGCAGCGAACCGAATTGCCCCAATGTCGTTTATCGTCGTGGACTATGCCGAAGGCATTGGGAAGCAATCAGGGAAGCGGAACGTCGTGCTTATGAGGAAGCGCAACGTCAAAAGGAAGAAGATAATCAGCGCGTTTTACGAGAAATGGAACGAAAATCCGCATGGCGGGAGCATCTTCCGCCGGTCGTACATACCGAGCAAGAAGAGCTTGACGCAAGAGCGTTATACTACGGCAACCGCGAGCGGGAGATTTTTCGGCGCGGAAGGGCGTTGAGGTGTTGACGTGAAATGTTATAAACATGGCCAAATAGTGGCGTGTATGAAACCGCCCGTGTAATGAATACCCTTACAGCAAACCGCCAAAACCAAAAAGCTACACACCTGAATTGACAGTGAAAGAGGAGAACACCTATGAAACAATATAAAGTAACAATCACCAACGGCGATTACCCGCTATCTTACACCTGTGACGCGATCTCAGATGCATTTGAATGCCTGCGGACGCTTAAAAGTTGGGCGCCCGAGCGGATTACATTTAATTGGGACGATCTAATGGAGATCCTTGTGCAGATGCGCAAAAGCGTAGCGTCGAAAATTAAAGGCAACGGCTTCTCAATCGCCGTGCTTGAGGAGGCGGATTGATGCCCATCTGGTTAGAGGCCATCCTCGGGTTACTGGCCATCACCCCTTGCGTCGCAGCGTGCTGGCGAGAGGATGCGCTGGTCGCTTGGGAGAGTAGGGTGACCAAAAAGATATAACGGAGGAGAAAGGAAAAATCATCATGGAAAAGAAAAAGTTTGACCGGGAAGAGGCCATAAACCTGATCGCACGTGGGGAGATGGACAGGTTATTAGATTTTAACCTGCGCGGAGCCGATCTGTGCGAAGCTGACCTGCGCGGAGCCGATCTGTGCGAAGCTGACCTGTGCGAAGCTGACCTGTGCGAAGCTGACCTGTGCGAAGCTGACCTGTGCGAAGCCAACCTGCACAGAACCGACCTGCGCGGAGCCAATCTGTGCGAAGCTGACCTGTGCGTTGCCGACCTGAGCAAAGCCGACCTGCGCGCTGCCGACCTGCGCGGAGCTAACATCGATTACGCCTGTTGGCCGCTATGGCGCGGCAGTCTGGGTGTCAAGGTGGATGTCCGTATCGCACGGCAGCTTGCGTACCATCTGTGCGCGCTGGACTGTGATGATCCAGAGTACATCAAGGCGCGGAATGCGTTGCTGCCGTTTGCCAACCAGTTCCACCGGGTGCAGGAGTGCGGGATATTGGAGCTAATCGAAGCAAAATAATAAAGCCGCTTCCCGACTGCCATCGGAAAAGCGGCAAACACAATAAAACCATTCTTAGTATATGGGACAATCGGAGGAATGTCAAATGCAAATTGATTTGAGCCAATTATTTATCACTATGCCTGCATGTTACGGAAAACTGGATCAAGGCGTGAACTACACGATCCAGCAGGTTTTAGACTATATCGACGAATTAGGGGATCAGATTTCCGAAATGGAAGCCGAACGTGAACTCCTTCAGGATGAAATTTCGGATATAAAAGATCAGGTTTCCATGTATTACCGACCTGCCTCTCCATATGAGATCACGGGGTTAAGAGAATCGGATTTCCATTGAGGTGTCATTATGAAAGATATCAGACCGCTTCGGGCAGATGAAGTTGACCTTCGCATGAAGGGTTGTGTGGAAGGTAATGCACAGTTTTTGCTATATGTTGATAGCCGGGCTTGCCGGAGAATCTTGGACGAAACCTTTGGAGTGCTTGGCTGGCAGGATACATACACGGAGATCAAAGGCGCTCTGTATTGCACAATAGAGGTGTGGGATGACGAGCATAAACATTGGGTGGCGAAACAGGACTGCGGCGTTGCGTCCTACACCGAGAAAGTCAAGGGCGAGGCCAGCGATGCTTTCAAAAGAGCGTGTTTCAGCCTTGGGATCGGCCGGGAGTTGTATACGAAAATTCCAATTTGGATCAAAATCGATACCGTAGAGCAGAAAAGCAATGACGGAAAATCAAAACATGTGCCAAAGAACAGATATATTTCGTTCACTGTTTCCCGCTTGGAAGTAAACCGCAATACAGGAAAGATCAAATATCTATGCATTGTCGATAAGAATAACGAGCGAGTTTTTGAATGGGGATTTAGTGATGATCCTTACATTGACGAAGAGACAGAGCAAACCCGAAGAGGGTTGTTGCTTTATTGCGAAGAGTATGAAGAAATTACTGGAACTCCTTACGAAAAAGCATTCCGCGCTGTCATGCGTAAACACCCTAAAAATATTGAAGGCTATGTAAAAGCTATATTGGAAATGAAAGAACGGATTAAGAAAGAAAAAGCAAAGAAAGAAGAGGCCGATAGGCAAGAGTGTGAAGGGCTATGACTGAAATCAAGTACACGGAAGCTGAGTGGCGGCGGGATAAGAGAGGGACATGGCTGTCCATCTTAGTAGACAGTCCGGAAACTGCAAAGCAATATTGCGAGAATCAGGAGCCAGGTAAAAAGTATGTTGCGGAATTAAAGGAATATCGAAAAAAACGATCCCTTGATGCAAACGCCTATTGCTGGGTATTGATCGGGCAGCTTGCCGCCAGGCTGCGCATCACTCCGTTGGAGGTATACTGCGAGGCGATCCGTGCGATCGGGGGAAATTATTATGTAACCCCCATCAAGAACGAGGCTGTGGCCCATTACAAGCGAATCTGGGAGACCCACGGGATTGGATGGATTTGTGAGGAAATGGGCCACAGCAAACTGGATGGATACACGAACGTTATTTCTTACTATGGATCAAGCGAATATGATACACGGCAAATGTCACGATTGATTGACTTGATTGTGATGGAGTGCAAGGAACAGGGGATCGAAACAATGACACCGAGAGAACTCGCTTTACTGAAAGAAGGCTGGAAAAATGGATGAACGTGTCTGTTGGCTTTGTGGGAGAAACGGCAACGGCGATCCACTGGAATGCCATCACATCTTCGGCGGGGCTATGCGGAAGAAAAGCGAAAAATACGGCTTGAAGGTTTATCTGTGCGGGGATCGCTGCCATAGGAACGGGACGAAATCAGTACATAGGAACTCCGAAACAATGCTTTCACTCCATCAATGGGGTCAAAGAAAAGCAATGATGAAAAACAACTGGACGATTGAAGAATTCAGACAGGAATTTCACAAAAATTATTTGGAGGACGAAGCATGATTAATAACGTTGTCATTATGGGTCGCCTGACAAAAGACCCGGAACTGAAAACCACACAATCAGGCCTATCCGTCGTTTCCTTCACAGTTGCGGTAGACCGCAACTGTCAGAAGGATGGGGAGCGTCGGGCGGATTTTTTGAATGTGGTTGCATGGAGGCAGACAGCAGAGTTTGTGGAGAAATACTTCGCGAAAGGCTCCATGATTGCCATTCAGGGATCAATTCAAACGCGAAAATATGAAGATAAAAGCGGGAATAAACGGACGTCAGTTGAAATTGTGGCGGATAACGTAAGCTTCTGCGGATCCAAAATCGGAAGCGGAAAGCCAAATCTAAATGTGTCCAATGATGATTTTGAAGAAATCGGAAACGATGATCTTCCTTTTTGAAGGAGGAATGAACCATGAATATCGACATTACCGAGTATATCCCTTATGGGCGCAAAAATGCCGTTTCTCGCCACGAACTGCAAAGACGTACCGGTTTACCGGATCGCACGGTTAGGGCGCTTATAGAGGACGCTAGGCGAAAAGGAGCGCACATTCTATCATCCAGTGCGGATAAAGGTTACTGGAAAAGCAACAATGTAGGAGAAATAAAAGAATTTCTGCGGGAAAGCGACGGGAGAATTAGAAAAACAGCACAGACTGTGGAAGCGCTGCGGAGGTATGTTGCAGAGCAGGAAGGAGAGGACGTTGTGCCGGTAAGAGCACATTTTCGACATTTGCAGAAACCAAAGATGCCGAAAGAACAGATTACATTTTAGGGGGGCGCTGAGTTTGGCGGAACGAAGGATGTTCAGCCTAAAGGTTATTGATACCGATGCATTTTTAGATATGCCAATCTCTTCAAGGCTCCTTTATTACGAGCTTTCTATTAGAGCGGATGACGACGGTTTCATATCTTCACCTAAAAAAATCACACGAATGGTTGGATGCAGTGAAGATGATTTGAAAATGCTGATTATGAAACAATTCATCATCCCTTTCACAAGCGGAGTGTGTGTTATTCGGGATTGGAGAATCCACAATTACATCCAAAAAGATAGGTATCATGAAACGCAGTATGTTGACGAAAAATCACAACTCATCCTTGAGAAAAACGGGATGTATACAAAGCGTGTACACGATGTGTACAAAATGGATACCGAGGTTAGGTTAGAGTTAGGTAAGGATAGGTTAGAGATAGGAGAGGATAGGGGCGTGGGGGAAGGAACGCCGCCCAAGGCGGCTGACAGTTTCCCATATGACGATTACCGTAAAGCATTCATTGATTGCTGCCCTTCTCTTCCAAAGCCAAATGCTATTGATAAGTGGACTGCAAACCGGAAGAAAGCCCTACGTGCTAAAAAAATATCGGTAGATGAATTTCGTGATGTCTGCAAAAAAATAGAGCGAAGCGAATTTCTCACCGGGCGCGACGGGAAATGGCATGGCTGTTCTTTCGACTGGATTTTAAAGCCCGCAAATTGGCAAAAGATCACAGAAGGAAACTACGAGAACAAAAATTATCCTATCCGGCAAGTAGAATCGGGCGATAGAGAACCCTCGTATGATCTTGATGAATACATGAATAACGCGCTTCACACGTCGATTTCATACCAGAAACGGGGTGAAGAGAATGAATGAGCCTATCGGGTATGAGGCCATTATCTTGGAGCTCAGAACTTCGTTTAAGGCGTATTGTGAATTATACGGCCATAATGTAGCAAAGCGAGCGGTAAGGCAAGTTTATACGGAGGTTTTCAAAAGTGAACAAGTATCACGCGCAGAAGACGCTTCTGGAGGGAATAAAGTTTGACAGCAGGCATGAAGCGGAACGATACGCGGAATTAAAACTACTCCAGCGAGCTGGGAAAATCCGTAATCTCAGATGCCAAGTTCCGTTTGAGCTTGTCCCTAAGCAAGACGGCGAAAGGGCGGTTAAATACATAGCCGACTTTGTGTATGAAGAGAACGGCAGCATGGTGGTAGAAGACGCGAAAGGATTCCGCCCCAAAGATTACATCATTAAGCGAAAGCTTATGCTTTGGGTGCTTGGGATAAGAGTACGTGAAGTATGA